TCCTGCTCCCACTGCCACTCGCGTCTGTCTGCGCTCGCGCGCATCGATGCTCGCTATTGCTCGACCAGGTGTCGGGTCGCAGCTCATCGGGCGAAGCCGAAGGCGATCCTCCCGGACGAGCTCGTTGCCGAGGCCCGATGGATCCGGTACTCGAGCACGAAGGTTCCGCTCACGATCAATGGGCGACCGGCATCGAGTACGAACTCGAGGACCTGGTCGACTCATGGTGAGGTCGCAACCTCGAGCGTGGGTGCTGGTCCCGGGTTCGTGCTCAATGGTGATGGGATCGTCTGCATCGACCTCGATCACTGCCTCACTGACGGGCAACTCGAGCCGTGGGCAGCCGAGATCCTTGAGCTGACGCCGGCAACGTATGTGGAGGTCTCACCGTCGGGTGATGGTCTGCACATCTGGGGTCGAGCATCCGGGTTCTCGGGTGGTCGCCGGTTCTCCTGGCATGGCGGCATGGTTGAGGTGTATGCGACCGAACGGTATTTGACCGTGACGAGTCGACCGTTCGATGGGTCGAAGCGGATCCTCGGTGACCTGTCGAATCTGATCGATGTGCTGGTGGGGACCTGATGACCACTCCGAAGAAAGCGGCTCCTCGGAAGCGGACAGCAAAGCCGGCGCACGGTCGGAATCGCACTGCGGTCGATGAGATGGTCGCAGCCCTCGAGGCGACTGGTCGTCTGGAACAGGTTGATGCAGCGAGGGTTACAGCAGCCCGTGCTCTCGCTGATGCGGTCGATAGTGAACCGACGAATGCGTCGCTGTGGCGTGAGTATCGGGCTGCCTTGGAAACCCTGAGGCTGGTTGACGATGGTGGCCCGGACGACTTCGCGCAGCTCCTCGCCGATCTGTCAGCCGAGGTGGGCGACTCCCCGAAGCCCAGCAAGGCGAAGCCTCGGACCTGAGGTCGCGGCGATTGCTCGCCAGTTGGGTCAAGAGTTGATGCCCTGGCAACAGCAGGTCGCTGATGTCGGACTCGAACTCGATACCGATACCGGGTTGCCTGCGTATCGTGAGATCGTCGTGACGGTTCCTCGCCAGTCGGGGAAGACGACGCTGGTTCTCGGATGGGAACTGCAACGTGCGTTGCGATGGCCGACCGTCCAACGCTGTGCCTACACGGCGCAGACCGGATGGGATGCTCGCCGGAAACTGATCGACGACCAAGCTCCTCTCATCAATCATTCACCAATGAGGGCTGCGGTCGATCGGGTGTTCCGGGGTGCTGGGACCGAAGCGATCGTGTTCAAGAACGGCAGTCGCATCGATGTGCTCGCCACATCGGAAGCCGCCGGCCACGGACGCACCATCGACCTTGGGGTCATCGACGAGGCGTTCGCCGATACCGATGATCGTCGGGAGCAGGCTCTCCTACCGGCGATGGCGACCCGGGCGGCCGCTCAGATCCTGGTCGTGTCGACCGCAGGGACGGAAGCATCGGTCTATCTGAATCGGAAGATCGAAGCTGGTCGTGCTGCGGTCACGAATGGTGATCGCACTGGGATCGCCTACTTCGAATGGTCAGCCGATGAGGCAGCGGACATCGATGATCCTCGAACCTGGCGTAGTTGTATGCCAGCCCTGGGACACACCATCGATGAGCAGGTCGTTGCTCATGCTCGAGCAACGATGAGCGAGGGCGACTTTCGTCGGTCCTGGTTGAATCAGGCGACCACGTCGGATGAGCGGATCATTCCGGCGAGCGTATGGGATCAGGTGTGTGATCCTCTGGTTCGACCCGAAGGTCGTCTCGCATTCGCTGTTGACGTGAATGCGGAACGCTCCGCAGCGAGCATCGCAGTGTCAGATGAGCAGGGCCGGATCGAACTCGTCGATCATCGGCCCGGAGTGTCCTGGATCGTTGAACGCATCCGGGAACTGATTGCCCGATGGGATGCACCAGTCGTCCTCGATGGGTATGGGCCGGCCGGGTCGTTGCTGGATGCGATCGAAGGTGCTGGCGTTCACGTCGAGAAACTGTCCAGCCGGCAGGTCGCGAACGCGTGCGGCGTGTTCTATGACGCAGTGTCAGATCGGAAACTGCAGATCCGCCGGCACGATCTTCTCGATGAGGCGATCGCTGCGGCACGTCGACGCACGTCTGGTGATTCCTGGTCGTGGGCTCGTTCCGATACAAGCGCAGACATCAGCCCACTCGTAGCGATCACACTCGCCTATGAGCGGGCAGCATCGAATCGGGCGAATGGTGCGGAGGCGTGGGTCGCATGGGACTGACGAGGTGGGCACTCATGCTGGAGGTCAGCGGAGGCATCGCGATCGCAATCGGTCTGGGTTTGCTCGTCGCATGGGCAGGGATCGTGGCGCTCGGTGTCCTGTTGATTCTGTTCGGTATGGCGCTCGAGCGGTTCGAGCGATGACGATCGGTGGCTTGTAAGTGTTGGGACGACTCATCGGACGTTCGACCGAGTCACGGTCGGGAATGTCCCTCACCGACTATCAGAACCTGTTCACGCGTTTCGGATTCAACGGTGTCCAGTATGTGAGTCCGTCGGGTTCGATCCCGGAGCTCACGGCCCTCGAGGGTGCTCGTAACCCGATCGTCGCAGCGTGCATTCACGTTCGAATGATGGTGTTCTCCGAGGCTCGGTTCGTCTTTCAACGGTATTCGTCGGGCCGACCCGGCGACCTGTATGGGACCCCGGATCTTGCGATCCTCGAGCAACCCTGGCCGGCCGCTACGACCGGCGACCTGTTGGCTCGCATGGAAGCCGATGCGAGTCTCTACGGGAACTCGTACTGGATCCGAGCGAACAATGAACTGCTCCGCCTCGATCCGACGAAGGTCATCATCGTCACCGGTGATGTCGAGGACCAGGTCTCGGGTCGCAGTGTCGGGAAACGCCTCGTCGGGTACACGCTCGTCAATGACAACAACGACGATGTCGCATTCTTCAACCCGAGCGACATCTGCCATTACCGGCCGCTCGCCTCGCCGCTCAGTCCCTACAAGGGTGCGAGCTGGCTGTCTGCAGTCATTCAGGATGTGCAGGTCGATGGACAGTTGACCGACTACAAGTCGGCCTACCTGTCGAATGCAGCAACTCCGAACATGGTCATCAGTTTCGATCCTTCGGTATCGAAGGAGGCGTTCGACAAGTTCCGCGAGGCAATGGAAGCCAAGCATCGTGGAGTCGGCAACGCCTACAAGACCCTGTACCTGGGTGGTGGTGCGGATGCGAAGGTCATCGGCTCCAACTTCCAGGAGATCGCGATGGCAGCCGTGCAGGGTGCCGGCGAAACTCGGATCGCCAGTGCGGCGGGCGTACCGGCCTCGATCGTCGGTATCAGTGAAGGTCTCGCCGGTTCTGCGCTGAATGCGGGTAACTACACGGCGACTCGCCGCCGGTTCGCTGACGGGACGTTGCGACCGTTGTGGCGTGCGGCATGCGGATCCCTGTCGAATCTGGTGCCACCCCCGGATGGTGGGAGCCGACTCTGGTTCGATGATCGGGATGTGATGTTCCTTCAGGAGGACGTGAAGGACACGGCCGACATTCAGAACCGGAATGCCCTGACGATCGAAGCCCTGATTCGTGGTGGGTTCGTTCCTGATTCGGCGGTGCGTGCCGTTACGACCGGTGACTTCACTGTCCTCCAGCACACCGGCCTCTACTCGGTGCAGCTCCAACCGCCGGCACCCGACCAGGTCGTCGTCCCGGACACGACGGTCTGATGCCCTGGCACATCGCCAACGACCAGCCCGACTGTGACGGGTATGCGGTCGTCAAGGACGACACCGGCGAAACCATCCCGGGTGGTTGCCATACGACCCTCGCCGAAGCCGAGGATCACCTGACCGCATTGAACATCGCGGAGTCAGGGATGCGCGCGGTGGACCTCGCAGTTCCCCAATACATCCGAGACGCAGCTGCTCGAGGACTCGAACTGCGAGCCGATGGTTACGGCGGCGACGGCCTCGTCGAACGCACCATCCGGGAAGCACGCGCAATGGCTCGCGGTGAGATCACATCCGACAAGGTGATCCGAGCGAACGCCTGGGCTGCTCGACACGCTGTCGACCTCGATGCCAACCAGAACACTGACCCCGATGCTGACGGCTGGCCCGGTAACGGCGCAGTCGCCCACTACCTGTGGGGCATCGACCCGACCGATCCCGAACCGGCACGCGCCTGGTTCGCGAACAAGAGCACCGCAATCGCGGCAGACGAACAGGACGCCCGGATGACCGATGTGACGATCATCGACACAGACACCGACACCGTTCCGACGTTCGTTCGAGACAACCTGTCACGCACCGTCGAGTTCCGTGCCATGCCTTCAGAGGATGGGCTGACCCTCACCGGGTATGCGGCAGTGTTCAACGAATGGACGGACATCGATTCGTGGGAAGGGACGTTTCGGGAGCGCATCGCTCCGGGCGCGTTCAAGCGAACCCTCGGCCAGCGAATGCCTGTCCTCCAGTTCGATCACGGTTCGCATCCGCTGATCGGCAGCATTCCGCTCGGTCGGATCACTAGCATCGTTGAGGACGAGCGCGGACTGAAGGTCAAGGCGCGCCTCTCCGACAACTGGCTCGTCGAACCAGTGCGCGATGCCATTCGTGATGGTGCGATCGATGGCATGAGTTTCCGATTCTCGGTGCCGGCCAACGGTGACAAGATCGTCCGAGGCAAGGACGGTATTCTCGAGCGGACCATCAACGAGGTCGCCCTGTACGAGGTCGGACCGGTCGTGTTCCCTGCATACGAGCAGACGACTGTGGGTGTTCGATCCCGACAGGCACTCGACGCTCTGCAAGACCCTGAGGTGCGTAGCGAAATCGCACGCATTCTCGCCAATGGCACCGACATCACGTCGCTCGCCACTGATCCCGACCCGATCGCCGATCACTCGGGATCCATCGCTGCCGACTCGGACATCGTCCACTCGGAGCCTGCCCCCAGAACCCGAGCCCAACGCGAAGCGTTGGTTGCTCTCTACCTCAAGTGAGGAAACCCATGAACCTGCACGAACTTCGTGCCCAGGTCGAGGAGATCCGGTCCACTGTGGTCCGACTCTCCGAGATCGATGACATCACCCCCGACGAGGACGAGGAGCTCACTGCGGCCCTCGAGACGTTCGAGGCCCGCAAGGCCGAGCTCGTGGAGCTCGAGGCCCGTGCGGCCCGCATCGAGGCGGCGAAGGCCCAGGTGACCGAGCGTCACGCTGGCGTCGACAGCCCGACGATCCTCAAGCGAGTCGAGCCTTCGGCGCTCGACCTTCGCACCGCCTCCCGTGGCGAGCTGCGTGACGCTGCCCTGAAGGTCCTCGAGACCGAGGGTCGTGGCCTCGCCGCCCACCAGGAGGACCACGTCGACCAGCTGCTCCGCACGAAGACCGCCTTCACCGACGGTGGTCAGATCGCGAAGCGGATGCTCGCCACCGAGACCGACGCGTACCGGTCGGCGTTCGCGAAGGCGATCACCCAGCCGGTGCCGGCGTTCGACGCGGACGAGGTCCGTGCGATCAACGAGTTCCGTGCGATGAGCGAGGGCGTCGACACTGCCGGTGGTTTCGGCGTGCCGGTGCTGATCGACCCGTCGATCATCCTCACCTCGGGTGCCGCTGCGGCCCCGGTCCTGAACCTCGCCCGGGTCATCACGATCACCACGGACGAGTGGAAGGGCGTCAGCTCGGCCGGGACCTCCTGGTCCTACGACGCTGAAGGTGCCGAGGTTTCGGACGACGCTCCGACCCTCGCCCAGCCGACCGTTCCCGTCTACACGGCCCGCGGGTTCATCCCGTTCTCGGCCGAGCTCGGCGCGGACTACGTCGGCTTCGCAGCGGAGATGCGTGCCCTGCTCGACCAGGGATACATCGACCTCGTCGCCTCGCAGACGATCACCGGTTCCGGCTCCTCGAGCCCGACCGGGATCTTCACCGCCCTCGACGCGAACACGAACTCCGAGGTCGTCGTGACCACGGACGGTTCGTTCGGTGCGGTGGACCTGCTCAAGGTCTGGAAGTCGCTCCCCGAGCGGTACAAGGCCAACGCTGCGTGGATCTGCCACTCGGACGTGGAGAACGAGATTCGGTCGTTCGGGAACGGCAACGAGGGCTACTACACCGTCAACATGGCGGCGGGTGGCATCGGCACGCTGTTCGGTCGTCCGATCTACACGACCGACTACGCGCCCGAGTTCACCGGCACGACCGGTGCGGCGAACATCCTCGTCGTGGGTGACTTCAGCAACTTCGTCGTCGCGCAGCGTGCCGGCATGAGCGTCGAGCTCATCCCCCACCTGTTCGGTGCGACGAACAGCCGACCCACCAACCAGCGTGGGTTCTTCGCCACGGCCCGTCACGGCTTCGACAGCGTGAACGACCTGGGCTTCCGTCTCCTGCAGAACCAGTAGGAGACACCCTCCAAACGGTGATGGGGACCGGACCTTCGGGTTCGGTCCCCTGACCCGTCCTCGCATCATGCAGCCATGCAGTCAACATCTCCCCTGGTCCGGCCGTGGCTGCCGGCCAGACCAGGGGAACTGAGAGGTCCCAATGTCTGAACCGATCGTCTTCGCACTCGCCACCTGTTCGACAACGAACCCGAATACCGGACTCATCGTTCGCGTATCCGAAGGTGAACCGTGGGCCGCAAACGATCCCTTCGTGAAGGCTCGATCCGATCTGTTCGGCGCACAGCCCGAAAAGATCCGACGTACCGTCCCGATGGTCCCGATCGTCGAGCAAGCCTCGAAGGCACCCGGCGAGAAGCGGACAACGAAGCGTGGGTAAGAGTCGCCGGCGAGCGACTCCCGCAGCCACCCCACAGAAAACCAAAGTCGCTGTCGCCTATGTGCATGGCAACGAGGTCGCACACTCCTGGCATCAGTCCATGCAGGCACTCATCGCCTGGGACATCGCTCACCAGCAGCACGTCATCGGCGGCGGCTGGTTCGCTACCCGCTATGGGACAGGCGGCATCGTCCAGGCCCGCAACGACACGGTCAACGCGTTCCTCACCCAATGTGATGCTGACTGGTTGTTCTGGGTCGACACCGACATGGGGTTCGCTGCCGACAGTGTCGACCGACTCCTCGAGGCAGCTGACCCGATCGAACGACCCATCATGGGTGGACTCTGTTTCGCAATGCGCGAAGTCGGAATCGACAATGCCGGTGGATACCTCGTTCAACCCACATCGACGATCTTCGACTGGGTGCAACTCCCGAACGGTCAACAGGGATTCCATACCCGTCACGACTGGACCGCCGGCGAAGTCACCCAATGTGCCGGTACTGGTAGCGCATTCCTGATCGTGCATCGTTCGGTGTTCGAGAAGATCGCTGCCGAGTACGACCGGACCTGGTACTCGCCGGTGTTCAACAAGTCCCTGAACATGACGATCAGCGAGGACCTTTCGTTCTGCTCGAGGGCTGGTGCGCTCGGCATCCCGATCCACGTTCATACGGGAGTCAGGACCACCCATCTGAAGCAGGTGTGGTTGGACGAGCGGTTCTACAACCGTCTCGAACGACTCGGTATGGAACCGACAGCCGATGGCACGCTTGGGACCTGACGCTCAACGGTACCTAGCGGCCGGTGATGGTCAACCACAGACCCGACCGTTCCATGTGCGTTGGGTCCTGCCGGCGCTCTGTGGCACGGATCTGCGAGCCTGGTGGCTCGTCTACTGCCTGTCATGGCCGATGTTGGCAGCAGGCACCGTCCTGTGGGCCGTACATGGCGATCTGAGTGGCATTCGGATCGGAGCGGCTGTCCTGCTCATCTTGGGCCTTCCGGGGATTCTCGGGCCTTCTGTGAGTATCCCGGTGCAGGCTGATCTGCCAGCGACCGCGCTGACTGCGATCGGAACAGGACTGATCCTCAGTCCGATCCGATGGGTGCAGCTCGTCGGCTGGGCCACGTTGCTCCTCGCAACGAACATTCGGGAGACCGTCCCGATCGTCGCTGCACTCTGGCTATGGTCCCCGATCCCGCTGGTCCTGCTGGTAAGTGTGGCGATCACCTGGTGGATTCGACCCCAGGTCGCCTCGAGCGGTATCCCCGAATGGGATTGGATCGCAGCACATCCGATCCGAGCGGGCCTCAAATACCATGCCGGCCGATGGCGAGACGCTCGCCTCATGGTCGTCCCCTGGGGAGCAGACCTCGCCGCGATCGGGAACCTGAGTCCACGACTCGCGCTCACCCTGATCGTCGCCTACGCGCAACTGTTCGTCGCGACCGACAGTGTCCGTCTCTACCAGCACGTCGCTGCGATCCCCATGACCATCGCAGCCGTCACATTCATTCCGACCGCATGGTTGCCGGTGGCTCTCATCGCACACTGGTTCTGGCTCTACCAACCGGAGCGCATCTGATGACCATCACCAACGGCCTCTGCTCGCTCTCCGACGTGAAGCAAGCCATGTCGATCTACGACAACACCGACGACGGTCGTATCGAACTCGCGATCAACACAGCGAGCCGCATGATCGAAGCGGCCTGCAACCGTCGCTTCTACCAGGATGCCAGCGTTTCGGCTCGCACCTATGTGGCAACGAACTACGCGCTGACCCTCACCGACGACATCTCCACGTCCACCGGACTGATCGTCAAAACCGATCCCGGAGCGACCGGTACGTTCTCCGACACCTGGACGGCCAGCGACTATCAGCTCGAACCGTTGAACGGCATCATCGACGGTCAGGTCTGGCCGTACACGCAGATCCGAGCGATCAAGTCCCTGACCTTCCCATTCGACTATGGGCAGGCACTCGTCCAGGTGACTGCCAAGTGGGGATGGGCGGCAGTACCGGACCCGATCAAGCAGGCCGGCGTGATCCAGTCGATCGCGATCTTCAAGGCTGCAGAGGCACCATTCGGTGCGCTCGGCCTCGCTGAAACCGGGATCCTCAGGATCCGCACCGGACTACACCCGACCGCCGAAGCACTCATCATGCCGTATCGGCGGGAGCCGGTCCTCGTCGCATGAGCACCGTCACCGAGATCAGCGCATCAATCAAGGACGCACTGACTCGCGTGAAGGGTCTGCGAGTCCACGACTATCTGCCCGACCAGATCAACCCGCCGGTCGCATACGTCGCGATCGACAGCATCGACTATCACGGTGCGTTTCGTGGTGGCAATCCACTCCACGCATACACGGTCACGGTCATCGTCGGTCGAACCAGCGATCGGGCCTCCCAGAAACTGATCGACGATTACCTGTCATACGACTCGGATCTGAGCATCCGGTCGGCGATCGAATACGACCGCACTCTCGGTGGGACTGTCCAAACGTCGATCGTCACTCGAGGCGGAAACCTTCAAGCCATCAACATGGGCGACGTCGTCTATGTCGGCATTGACTTCACGGTCACCGTCTACCCGTAACGGCAACAAGATCACCGGCGGACTCATGTCGCCGGCCGCAGCTAGGCGACACCCCTGATCTCACCGAGGCCAGGTATCCACCCGAAACAAGGCCACAGCGGCCGAACCTGAGGAGCAACAACCGATGGCGAAGATCGTCCTCGTCAACCCGGTCATCACCGTTGGTGGTGTTGACCTGTCTGACCACATCGCATCCGTCACGATCACGAAGTCGATCAACGAGGTCACGACGACCGCGTTCACGTCCAGCACGTCCGCCGGCGTCACCCGAGTCGGTGGCCTCGAGGACTCGAGCATCGGACTGTCCTTCCACCAGGACTTCGCATCCGGCTCGAACGTCGAAGCGATCGTCTACCCCCTGATCGGTGGAACCACTGCGGTCACGATCAAGCCCGTGAACTCGACGACGACCAGCACGAACCCGTCGTACTCCGCGACGGTCCTCTGCACCGAGTGGACCCCGGTCAACGGTGCCGTCGGCGACCTCGCCACCGCCGATGTGACCTGGCCTGTGTCGGGCGTCATCACCAAGAGCACCAGCTGATGCAGGGGTGGTCGGTCAAGCTCGTCAGAAATGACGGCACGGAGGCAGTTGTCCCGGTCACCCCGAAGGTCATCGTCGCGTTCGAACGATTCCACAAGATCGGAATCGGCAAGGCATTCACCGAGAACCAGAAGATGGAGCACGTCTACTGGCTCGGATGGGAAGCCGACCGAACCGCCGGCAATACCGTCCCGGTGTTCGACACCTGGTTGGACACGATCGATGCTGTCGAGATCCTCGACGGTTCGGACCCTTTAGACGAGAGTCCTACAGCTACCTGATCGCATCGATCGCAGCCGAGACAGGCATCAGCCCACAGGATCTCCTTGATGCTCCACCGGGTTTCGTGGCAATGATCCACGACTATCTGGTGCAACGCGCCAAGGAGATGAACAAGGCAAGCAAGGGGTAACGGTGGCGAATCAGCGGATCGTCAATAAGGGCGTCGCCATCGACGACCTCGATGACTTCCGACGTGACCTGCAACGCCTTGTTCGCGAAGGCGGACCCGACGGCCTTTCACTCCTCAAGGCCGCGAACTATCGGGTGGCCGAGCACGTCCGAACTCGAGCCGTCGCTCGAGCAGCTGGCGTCGGACCACAAAGCCTCAAGGCGGCGCTCTCAATGCGCTCCAGCAAGGCGACGACCCGAGCCACCCTGAGCGGCGGCAACAACAAGGTGCCGTTCTTTGGTGGTGCCGAGTTCGGATCAGGTCTCGGTATGCGTAAGGACCTCGGTGGTCGCAACGGTCCGAACCCTGGTCTCGGCTGGCTGCAGTTCAAGGCCGGCGATGGATCGGATCTCAACTGGAAGCAACCCGGTCAGGGCAAGACCGGGTATTTCCTGTTCCCGACGATGCGCGCCGAAACCGCAGCGATCAAAGAGATGTATACGCGTGAGCTCGACGACATCTGCAAGATCGCATTCCCGAATGGACGGCTCTGATGGCTAAGACCAGGAAACTGATCGTCGATGTCATCGCTGATGCCAGCAGATTCACGAACGAACTCGACAAGGCCGATGGTTACACGAAGCGGCTCAAGGGTTCAATGCAGAAGCTCGGCAAGTCAATGGCGATCGGTGTCGGCGCTGCCGGCGCTGCCGCTGTGGCATTCGGTGCGAGCGCCCTCAAGGCTGCCGAAGAAGCCGAGCAGGTACAGGCTCGTGTCGCTGCGATCATCAAGGCAACTGGTGGTGCGGCGAACGTAACAGCCAAGCAGATCGAGAAGTTCGCAGGCAAGCAACAGATGCTCGTCGGTATCGACGACGAGGTCCTGAAGAAGTCCTACGGGATCCTGCTGACATTCAAGAATGTTCGCAACGAGGCCGGCAAGGGCAACGACATCTTCAACCGGACTGCGAAGTCCCTCGCTGATCTTTCGGCCGCTGGTTTCGGTAGTACCGATTCCGCTGCGAAGGCAATGGGGAAGGCATTGCAGGATCCGATCAAGGGGATCACTGCACTGTCGCGTGCGGGTGTGACATTCAGCGCAGCGCAGAAGGAACAGATCAAGGGTTTCGTCGAAGCCGGTGATCTGCTCTCCGCACAGAAGATCATCCTCGCTGAGGTGGAAAGCCAGGTCGGTGGCACTGCGGCTGCTGGTGTGACCGCATCCGAGAAACTGAAGATCGGGTTCGGTGAGTTCAAGGAACAGATCGGCAAGCAGCTCTTGCCGGTGTTTCAGAAGCTGTCCGACTGGTTCCTGAAGACCGGACTGCCGGCGATTCAGAAGTTCTTCAAGTGGGCCGATAAGAACCGGCCGATCGTCATCGCGCTCGCTGCTGCGGTTGGAGTGCTCGCTGTAGCGATCGGTGTGGCGAATGTTGCCATGTGGGCACTCGCACTCAATCCGATCGTCCTGACGATCCTTGCCATCATCGCAGCCGTTGCAGCAGCCGTTGCGATCTTCGTGATCCTCTACAACAAGTTCGAGATCGTCCGGCAAGGCGCTGGCCTGTTGGGCGACTACTTCAAGAACTTCGCCACGAACATCTACCAATCCGGCAAGATGTTGATCGGCGGATTGATCGCTCTGTTCACCGGACTCGGCGATGCGTTCGTCGCGACTGTCAATGGCATCAAGGCAGTCGGGTCGGGTATCGCGCAGGTGTTCTCCGGGATCTTCAATGGGGTCAAGAGTGTTCTCCGGTTCGAATGGAACGCCCTGGTGAAGATCGTCAACCCGATCCTGCGACTCCTCAACAAAGCTCCGGGTCTCGGTTGGCTACCGGACTCGCTACCCGAATGGCCGAACGACCCGGCCGGCGGAGCATCCGGCTCTGGCGGCGGTAGCCGGCGAATGTTGGGTGAGGGTGGGATCGTTACTCGAGCGACCGACGCGATCGTCGGCGAACGTGGTCCCGAAGCGATCATCCCCCTCGATCAGTTGCGAATCAACCAGGCGCAACCGGCGACGACGATCACGATCAACGTGACCTCGAGTGCATTGTCGACGCCCGCAGAAACTGGTGCGGCAGTCGTTGACGCACTCAAGGC